CGTTTGCAACCAGTGACAATCTATACCATCCGTTGCCTACGGATTCAATAGATGAATCAATAATAGTTCCGCCCGTGCTTCCTTTAGCCCCCGTGTTAAGTTTAAAAAACAATCTTGGGTTATCTCCGCCATCAACACGCAAAAAGATTCCGTCTTCGGTTCCAGCTTTAGCGTAAACGCTAAAAGTATTCACGCCACTTGATGAAACGGATTGAATAAGATTAGCACCACTATTCGTTGCAGTAAACAACCAAGCGTTTGAACTTCCATCGTATCCACTTTGTCCGCTTGCAATAGTTGCGTTTTGTTTAGTCCAAGTAGTATCAAATTGATTTGATTGCTTTAAAAGATTCTCCCGCCCTTTTTCAATCAATCCATCGGGGCCGATTCGGGTTGCGCTTAAATTTGAACCTCTTGAAAAGGTGAAATCGCCCGTGCCGTTCGTGGGCTTTATGCTGTACGCTTTGCCGTCTTTACCGGCGGCCCCGCTTGGTAAAAATGCAAGGGATGCGTCGTCGAAAAATGTTCCCATTTTAAATATCTTTATTTATTAAATTAAACATCTAAAGCCGCTACAGCTTGGTTTAGACAAACGACGGCCTCTACGGTACCTCCGTCGGCCTCTACCCTTGTTATAAAGTCTTTTACTACGGGCCCAATACCACCCCCAAAAAAGCCTCTGCGTAGCAGGTAGAAATAAGTAGCTTTTTTCATTATTTTTTATTTATAGTATAAAGTTAGTACTTATTTATTTCTCTTTCTTTTGTATTATATACCAGTTAGCGCCGGATCCGGTATCGTTTCCTAAGATCGTAATACCGTCATAGCTCCGATTCATAGCGTAGGTAGCCTCGGCGTCTATACGCTCCCCGCTTTGAGGCGAGAGCGTTATAGTCTTATTCGCTGCTATAGTGTCGTCCGTTTTAAAGCGCATTATTACCCCGGTTTGAGCACTAGGTAAAGTCAAAGTGTAAGTACCATTACCGCCGCTGTAAGTTATAAAGTTAAAATGGTTACTAGCGCTTAAAGTAGCGCTTCCTCCTGGGGTAGCAGAAATACTATTTAAGCTTACATTAACACTAGAGGTAGTAGTAAAAGCCCCTACGCTCGTAGAAGCTAGCGTACTGTTACCCGTAACCCCTAGCGTACCGCCTACCGTTTGGTTAGCTGTTACAGCGCTCGTAGTAGTGTTTACTAATACAGCGTTTATAATTTCGGCGGTGCCCTGCTGACTGCTTACGCTTGCAGAAAAGACAGCACCGCCGCCGCTACCTACCGGCACCGAAATAGATATATCTGCTTCCGAGCTTTGTATTTTAAACCACTCGCTAGACCATTCATCCAAGTTAGCGTTATAGCTTCCGCTCATAGGGAGCCAATAGCTGCCGTCAAACTCGTAGCGTATACCAAAGGAATAAGGCCCTACGATCGTGCCGCTATACCTTTCTATAGGTTTTTTATGTAGGCTTAATACTTCCTTAGTTAATAGCTTTAGTAAGCTCGTATAGCTACCGCTATTACCTCTGCGCCATTGCGTAGAGGGTACCCAGGTGCTGCCGTTGTATACATAAAAGCTACCCTGCAAACCTAAAGAATCGCTTACCCTTAACTCGCCTAAATCTAGAATGAGGTTACTGTTTATATTAGCGTCCGTATTCGTAGCGCTGTATACTGTAACCTCGCTGCTGGCTCCGTTACTATTAAAGTAAGTAGCTGTAACTTCCTTTACTTGGTTAGTCTCCGTAAAGTATACAGGCACCGCTTTTACGGTGTTGTTAATTCCGTCGTATACTTGGTAGTAGTTTACGTCTAGCTCCGCGTCCCCGTCTACCGGTAGAGGCGGAGTAACTAGGCTAAAGGTGTTACTTATGTAAGCGCCGCTAGCCTCGTTTTTTGTTGTACCCGCGTCTACGTGGTAGAAGCTAGGTGTAGTGGTCCAGCTTGTAGCTCCGTACAGCTGACCGCCGCTAGGGTTAAAGTTTCTCTTAAGGTAGTGGAAGGTTCCAGGGTTTGCCGCGTCTTCTATACGAAGCTCTACCCGCCACACCGGCCGCCAAAAACCTAAGGCTACCGTACCCGCATTACCGTTATGGGTAAGCTGGTATATAAGCTGCCCCGTTACTTGGATTTGTCCGCTATTGTCATCTACTACAAAGCCTAGATTTTGCCTACCCGTTGCACCGGTGTAGGTCAATCTATTAGCTAGTAGGTTATTACTGCGCTCCTGGTTGTAGCTTACTTGTACTTTTTTTAGTGCCGGTAAGAAGTTAAACTGGTTACCCGCTAGACGTGCCCCTCCTCCGGTTGTACCGTCGAGGGTTACGTCGTCGCTAACTAAATTAGTAGCTATTTTTGTACCTGCTTTATAGTAACTGCTTAAGTATCTAGTAGCGTCTTTGCGCTCCATATACTGCTCGAAATAGTACGCCCCGTCTTTTTGATAGAACCTAGCACCAAAAGCTATACAAAGCTCTTTAAGGATGTCTAAATAGCTGGAGTAGGTTATAGTACCGTCTTCTTCTTTTTCGGAATACACTAAAGCGCTAAAGCGCGTTAATGTGGTTACGTCGGTAGTAGCGCTGTAGCTTTGTTGAGTGTCCCAAATATTTACTACTGTACCGTAATAGGTGTCGGTAGCTGAATATAAAAAACTAATATCTATAGCGTTTACCGCACTCTCTATAAAGCTTTCTAGCGTTACGTTGCTTATGCTTTCGTAAGGCTTATTAGCTAAGTGCCCTATACCGTCTACAGCTGTAATACTAAAGACGTAGGGCTTATGCGTATCTTCTACCGTTACTAGATCCTGCATAATAATACCGGCCCAATAATTAGAGAAGGTTAAAGTAACCCCTAACTCTAGTACAGCGTCTCTTAAACACTTCTCGGCCTCTATAGTTCCTCCGTCAGCTATTACTCGAGCGGCGAAATCTATTACCTCCTTTATATCTTCTTTAATTATTTTTAAGGTAAAGCGCTCTTCCTGGTATTGCTTAAGATCGGTTATAAAGTTATCAAAAAAAGCATCTTCGTTATAAGCGCTAACCGTACAGCTAGAGCTTATAATAGGGCTTACTATATCGTCGGTCTCTCCGCTGTAGTTTAAGTTAAAACCGTCGCTAGCTACTACGAAGTCCTGCGCTGTACCTCCAAAGCTACTGTCGTGGATCTCTACTTTAAAAAGCTTATTTGTTGAGCTGTGAAACTCACTATATAACCTTAACCCCATATTTAAAAACCTCTATATCTGCTTCGTGTTCTTCCTGCTTTTTCGCTGCTTAGTAAGATGTCCTGGCCGCTTAGGCGTCCGTATACTTCTACAGCCCCGCCACTAGCTCCGGCTATTTGTGGGAGCTTGCTAAGCGGTATTACCGCCTCGCTCTCGCGGCCTTCTCCAATAAGCGCAAGCGTTGGCCCGGTAACTATACCGCCCTCTGCTAGTGCTGGTACTCCTTCGGCAGCTGCGGCCATCTTAGAATTTATAGCCCCTGCTGCTGCTATAAGCGCAATACCTGCACCAATAGCTAGCGGGCCCCCTATAGGCCCCATAGATAAAGATACTTTTAAAGCTTCCGCTGCTATACCGTACTCTAAAAATAAAACCCCTAATTGATGAAATAAGCTAGCTAGCTGGCTTATAGCAAAATTACCAAAGTCTTTAAAGCTAGCTTCTCCTACTAGAATAGCTCCGCCTATCTCCGCCATACCTATAGCGGTGTCCATTACCATAGTGTTTATTACTTGGCTTAGGCTTGCACTTAATACCTGCGCGGCTTCCAACATCCGCCATAGCTTCTTAGTAGCTTCGTCGGTTTCTTGTACCATTGGCTGTAAGTCAATAGTATTTACAGCTAATTGTAACTCCGCTATTTTTGGCGTTAAACTTACTAAAGCTTCTTGCTGTCTTTTTGTTGCTCCAGTACTTTCCTCGGTTTTCTTTTTACCCTCTTCGGTTGTTTTATTATTCTCGCGCTGCGCGGCTTGTATTTTATAAATACCTTCCCTAACTTTTTGGCGTTCTTCGCGAAGCCTAGTAAGGTGCGCTGTAAGATCTTTATAACGCTTAGTTTCTTCAGCATCGTAAAACGGGTTACTATAACCGCGTTTAAATTCTTTTATAGCTTTTAGCTGGTTACCAATAGAACCGGTAAGCAGGTCGAATCTACCTTGTAGCTCCTCTAAGCTTTTTTGCTGGTCTTCACTAGCTACGGCTTTATCTACGGCTTCTTGCGTTAAGTCTACCTCTTTGCGTAGCGCTAAATACAAAGCTACTACTCCAGCTATTGCTATACCTAGCGGCCCCATCGCGACGGTCAAAGATCCGAAGGCTAAAGTAAGGGAGCCTACAGCTGCAATAACTAAAGGCACCATAGCGAGTAAGCCCGCTAGTATAACCTTGTTATAAAGCTGGGCGTCGCTCATTCCGCTAATGGTCTTCGTAATCTTACCCATAGTTTCGGTAAGACCTTTAAGCACATTCTTAAATATCTCGTTTTCGGTAATGGCTTGGCCTAACTCGATTAAGGCGCCCTCCGTTGCACTTTGTAACTCCTTAAAGGCTCCGGCGGTGTTGTCCATCATTTCCTCGGCCATAGCTGCCGCGGCGCCCTCTGCATTTTCGTAGCTAGTGGTAAGCTGGTCTACGGTACCCATCTGCTCAGTAAGCACTAATAAAGCACCCTTAGCCCGTTCGCCTACTAAGTCGTTAGCTTCTGCTAGGTTGATATTTTGATTAGCTAGCTCTCTAAAGGTTTGGCGCATTGGCTTACCTTCCCGGTGCAGCTCGCTAAGTATTTTCTTTAGAGCGGTTCCTGCTATAGAGCCCTTTATACCGTTGTTCGCTAAAGCTCCCAGCATTGCGCTAGCTTCCTCTATACTTACGCCGGTAGCCTTGGCAATAGGTGCCGCAGTCTTCATAGCTTCGGCGAAGCTCTCCATATCTAGGGAGCTGGTCGCGAAGCTCTTAGCCATTACATCGGTAACTCTACCGGTTTCTTCAGCTGCAAGGCCGAAAGCTCGAAGCGAAGATCCGGCTACCTCAGCAGCGCGGCCAAGCTCTGCCCCTCCAGCTTGCGCTAAAAATAGGGTACTCTCGGTAACCTTGTCTATTTCGCTAGCCGTAAAACCAAGCTTAGCGAACTCGGTTTGTAGACCTGCTACCTCGCTAGCTGTAAACGTAGTAGAAGCCCCTAGCTTTTTAGCTTGGGCCTCTAGTGCTTTAAATTCTTTAGTAGTGGCTCCGGAGACGGCTTTTACCTTACTCATCTCGGCCTCAAAGCCGGAGAAAGTTTTAACGGAAATAGCACCTAAGCCAATAAGCGGAGCAGAAATACTACGGCTTAGGTTCATTCCTAAGCTTTTCGCTTGCGATCCAAAGCGACGCATTTTACTACCGGCTACTTTTAAGCCTCTAGTAAGTCCGCTAAGGTTTGCACCTATCGCAATGTTAGTACTTATGTTGCTCTTTTTTGCCATTTCGCTAGTATTGCTTTAGCTTCCGCTTTAGTTAGTTTTGGCCCTGCTTTTTGTGTAATGTCCCAAGGAAATTTATAGAGCTCCTTAGGTTTTACTCTTTTGCCTTTAGGTAGCTGTAGGTTTACTAGCGTTACCGTTTGGCTTCGCATTACCTCCCAAAGCTCGCGGCTCTCTGCTTCCCTCTTTTCACTAAAACCCGCTACAGCATTATTAAGGCTGCGCGGGGTAAGGTGTAAGTACTCGCTGTAATTATAACCTAGTAACCCTAGGGCTATCTCTTCGCAGCGGTCAAAAGTAAGAGGGGCATCGGGGCCCGAGTGGCCCCTAGCCCCTTCTACTTTTTTGCAGGTGTAAAGCTTTCGGTAAAGATTGCTAGCACTTCTTCTAAAGCTACTGGGTTATCGTCTAGCCAGTCGGCTACCTCTTCCGTAGTAGCGTTAAACTTTTCCCCCTCTACTCTAGCGCCTTGTTTAAGGCCAGCTTTAATAAGCTCTATAGCTTGGGTTAGTGTTAGGCTGTCTCCGATAGAATCTAGCTGCGCTAGGGTATACCCGGTAGCGTCCGTAAATTGCATTAGCGCGGCGAAGCCAAACTTTACAGCTCTTTCTTCCCCTCCTATTTTAACTCTCTTTACCATTTGCTTTAAGTGTTTGTGTTGTACTATTAGTTATTGCTGTAAGTAATCGCGCCACTTAGCTCAAACGTGGCTGAATAGCTTACATTATCCTCCATACCTGCGCTAACTTCTAAAGAAGTTATATAGGCAGAAGCAGACCAAAAATGGTCGCCCGTTACCTCGGTAGAAAATTTAACTATAATAGGAGTACGTGCCGCCCAGGGTGTCATAAGATCGTCGACGCCGTAAGCTGCATCTTCAGCGTAAAGCGCAGATACTGAAATAGTACCCGACTTTGTAGCTTCGAGTAAGTTTCTTGTACCTGCGCTGCTTTTTGTCGTCGCGTCGCGCGTGTCCATTGATAAAGAGATAGAGCCCTCAGTAGCGTGAGCTATTAGAGTGGTGCCTACGTATACCCCTAAGAGGGTTCCGTTCATAATTCCGGTAGTTGCCATTTTTAATCTAGATTATTTAGTTGTTCTTCAATTATTACGGGAGCCTCAGCCCCAAATTCTACAGCCTTACCAGCTTCTATAAGCTCTAGGCCGTATTCATTTACTACCTCTAAAGTTAGACCTTTGTCTACCTTTTTTCCGTGGGGTAGTGTTACTTTTTTCGTTAGTGTTATTTTCATCGCTTAATTCTTATTATATACTCCGAGCTCGTTACGTAAGTCTCGGTACCTGGGTCGTTATCGGCGTCTAAGTCTATAAACTGTATAGAGTCAATAACTACACCTGCTACCGTACCGGTGTAACGATCTAGAGCGGTTCGTATTTTATTAGTTAAATCGCTAGCCTCTGCGTAAGTTTCGCTAGCTACTACAATATCGTAGCGTACCTCGTCTAAAGTACTTACCCCACTCTTAGTATCGCTTGGGCTAGTATCTTGTAGTACATATACTACAAAAGGGAAAGCCGCGCCCTGCGCTGCTATCTGCGGGTAAATGCGAGTACCTACGATAGCGCTTACTGCGCTAGTGCTAGTTAGGATTGAGTATATAGCTTTTCCTTCCGTCATTATCTAGTAAGCTGGTATAAGCTCTGCTTTAGTATTTTCTGCACCTCTGCTAAGAGCTGTGCTTTTGTTTGCGCTACTGCTTTAGCGTAGCCTTTTTCTGCGTAATTTATATTACTCTTTTTATCCGGTTGCGCTTTCGCTTTACCTCTAGGCAGTCCGTAGTTTACTATAGCTGCGTAATACCCGTCGAAGGTCTTACCTGCTTTTTTACCGAACCTTGCACCTACATAACCTAAAAGCGCTCCTTTCTTTTTAGAAGGCATAAAAGCTATAGACCTTCTAAGGTTACCGCTCTTATTAGTTACGGTGCTCTCTTTGCTTTTCTTCTTTACCGTTCTAGTAGTGGCCGTCTTTTTGTCGGAGTCTTTTATAGAGCTCTTTACAGCTTTTACCATAGGCTTAGCCGCCTTACGAATACCCGCCTTAAATTGGCGTGCTTTCTTGCGGTCTATATCCTCTAAGGCTTTTAGCTTTCTTAGAGCTTTCTCTAAACCTTGTACCTCAAAGTAAACCCCGTCCCTCATCAGTCCCTTAGTACAGTATCTATAATAAGGTAGCGCTCTCTACCCTCTAAGCTTACGCCTTCAATTTCGTAAGTCTTACCGCCCCAGCTTATCTTTACT